CCTGGATTGGTACTCGGAGCACCGAGGTAGCGAAAAAGTAACCAAAAAGTAACCATTTTGTTATTTACTTTCCCTCCGTTTCCTGCTATAATAGGGCCATAAGGGTTGAGCGGGGGACAAGCCCGCCAGGCCCAAGCCCAAGCCAAGGAGAGACAAATGTTCACCAAGAGCCAGCTAGAAGCCATCGCCGCCGCCAAGTCCATCAGCCGCGCCCTCTCGAACGTCATCTACAACCCCACCCACGACAAGTACACGTTCGCTTGCGGGGCCGCCCTGGTCACCGTTTCCACCAAGGCCGTTCTGGAAAAGGGCCTTCGCCACAGCTACTACTCCGTCCGCGTCACCTTCAATGAGTGCGAGCCGCCCGCCGCTGTGTTTCTCGCCCGCTCCACCACCATGGCCGCCTCCCTCATCATGCAGAACGCCCTCCACATGGGCGAGGACGACGCCGACACCCTGGCCATCCTGTTCGTGGCCACAGAGGAGGACTAGAAGGCGAAACCCCCGAAAGGGGGTCTGTCGGGACTGGCCGCCCGACACTGATGAGCCAGGCCACACGGAGGAAAGAAATGGACAAGCTATCACCCAATGAAGCCTACAAAGCGGATGGACTGGGCCACCCGGACCTACAAGAGGAGCCGCTGATGGTAGACCTCAAGAAGCTCCGCAGCGCAAGGTTCTCACTCGGTAGGCTCGTGGCGACTCCCGGGGCACTCGAGGCCCTCAAGCGGACGCAGACGGTGACGGGACATATTCTGTACCGGCACTCGACCGGGGACTGGGGTGATATCTGCGAGGCGGACAAGCGGGAGAATGAGTTGAGTCTCAAGGAGGGCTTCCGGATTCTGTCCGCCTACACCCTCCGGGACGGGACCAAGATATGGGTCATCACAGAAGCGGACAGGAGCTCAACCTGTATCCTGCTCCCTTCTGAATACTAGGAGGAGAAGATGATAACCGCAACTGTTAGCAAGCGTGTCGCTAGGCTCTTGGAGTGGCTTCGGAAGTCTTGCGGGAACTTGGGCTATACGACGTCCTACCACGTGGCCCCGGGGTACTCGTGGACCACGGACGGGTTTCAGGCTCACATCGTCATCGGGAAGCTCTTGTTGCCGGAAGGGAACTGGCACGCCCACAAGGTGGAGTCCGGGGCCAACTTGTTTGCCGAGGCGGAAGACACGCCGCCTCCTTTTACAAAGTGCGTCCCGACAGACCGCCCATCATACGAGGGGAACTATGACGCCAAGCGGCTCATCGCCGCGTTGTCCCTGATAGAGGGAGCCGCGTTCATCGAGGCCCACGCCAAGGGCCCGCTCCTCATCGGAGGGCAGACGAAAGACGGGGACCACGTGACCGCCTACTTGATGCCAACAACTGCGTTTGCCCGGAAGCCCTACAAGCCGGAGGGGAGAGATGCTGGACTGTAACCTTTCTGACCGCGCACTCGAGCCGGAGCGTCCACGGCGCATTTGCGGAGGGGACTGTGACGAGTGTAACCTCAAGAGATGCGACTGTGTTGACGAGGAGCCGGATGACGAGCCGGTTGAGGAGCGACTCGAGGAATGTCCCGTTTGCGGAGAAGTCAACGGGCCCATCGGCAAGCTGGGCCGTCTTCTTCACTTTTGCTGTCGGGCCTGTGGTATGTGGTATAGCCAAGAGGAGGAGGAGTGATGGACAAACAGGTGAAAGCAGAGGCCGTTATAGTCCCATCGGTCCGGGCCCTCGAGGCCCTCTCCCTTCTGTTTCAAGACGGCAGACAAGGACGGGAAGCGGCTGTACTCGGAGGGATTCTCCCGCCTCATCGAGGAGCTCAAAGGGCTCTCTCACCAAGTTATCGTGGTATTCAAGTAGAGGAGGACAAGATGAAGACGCTGAACCGGGACAAGACCGCCCTGGAGTCCCTTCGGAGAGCACTCAAGGAGGTGCTGTAATGGACGTTGAGGAGAGGCTGTATCAGAGGGAGTTGGATGACGCCCGGGAGGAGCACGCCCGGGAGATGGAGGCGGAAGGCCGGAACATCACTTGCCCCGTCTGCTCCGGGAAGGGCCGGATTGATTGCGAGGTGTGCCCGGTGTGCCTCGGGGAGGGCTTCCTGACCCAACAGGACGTGGACAACATCGAGGCCCTCAACGAGAAGACGGGAAGGGTAGCTGACCTGTTGGAGGCCGGGGAGGTCGCAGAAGCCGCCAAGCTCCTCTCCGAGATTTCAACTCCCTTGAGCGGAGTTATGAAGGCGATTCTGATGATGGGGGAGGGTGTCGTATGGCAACCGCAGAAGTGAAGGAAGTAAAACTGACCGAGGCCGGGAAGGTATGGGCCACGGTCCGAGTCGTGCTTACAGAGGAGGAGACGGCTCAACACGTCAACCTTGAGGTGAGCTCCTCCCGGACCGCCCACCGGGTCCGGGCCGCAGCGGGAAGGGCCCTCAAGGAGGCCGGGATAGCCCTCCGAAAGGGGAGGATATATCAGTGTACCGGAGGAGCCGGGAGCCTACTCGAGTATGACTATGTTGTGGGGACGTACCAATGACCGGACCCGGGCCTGTTCTTTCAGCACGGCAGACAGCGGACCTCTTCAAGAGGGTCCAGAACGGGGAGGCCGTGAAAGCCCTGGCAAGGGAAGTCGGTGTCTCCCACACCACCATCCTCCGCTCTTTCAGCCGGTATGGGCACAGAAGGAACCGCTGGAAGGAACCGGAGGTGGCCCTGGTCGGACCGTGGAAAAAAGTAACCGAAAAGTAACCGTTTTGCTATTTACTTTCCGGCCCGGGGTCGCTATACTAGGGCAGGATAAGGAAAGGGGAGGTCAAGATGACGAAAACAGCAGAGAACACCGGAGCCTACCTGAACGAGCTCGGACCGAACAAGATTCACCACTTCATCGGCGCAGCCAACTTCTGCCTCCGGACGTCCGAGGCCGGTGGGGTTGAGGCGGCAAAGCTCCTCCTCACCATCGCCTCCACGCTCACGGACCCGGCCCTGACCGAGGCTTACAAGGTCAAGCTCGTTATCTCCACGGTCAAGGCTTTCGCCGGGACCCTTCCGCTCAACCTGGCCCTCCGGTATCCGGACGTCTTCGGATTCATCAAGACGGCGCAGGGGAGGTAGGAATGACCTACGAGGAGATGGAATCAAAGCTCGAGAAGGAAAAGAAGGAGGCCACTGAAAAGGAGGTAGCAGAACAGACCCGCCGGAACGCTGTGCTCAAGGCTTGGCTGGAGCGGGAGGGGTTCACGGAGAAGGACGGCTGGACGATAGCACCGATTCAGAACGATTGCGGTGTCCGCCTCTCCTCCGGGGAGAAGGCCCTCCATATCCTCCTGTCGGGAGACGGGAAGGATGATGTGTATGTGTATCGGAAAGACGGGTGGGCCCCGCGTCAGGTCCACAACTGGCGTGAGGTGTTCTACCTCTTGAAAACCTGGAACTAGGAGGGACCGATGAGTGAGTTTGCGTTTGTCAAGGCCACGAAGTACGGTGGCAAGGTCCGGATGAGCATCGCTGGACCCTCCGGGAGCGGAAAGACGTTCACCGCCCTGTGTATCGCACAGGCCCTCGGAGCCCGAGTTGCGGTGATTGACTCGGAGAGAGGGACCGCACGGAAGTATGCCGACAGGTTCACCTTTGACGTGTTGGAGCTCACGCCTCCCTACTCGGTGGACCGCTACATCGCCGCAATCGAGGCGGCAAAGGGGTATGACGTCCTGGTCGTGGACTCCCTCTCTCACGCCTGGGCCGGACCGGGAGGTGTCCTCGAGTTTGTAGACAACCGGGCCGCAGCGTACCACGGGAGCACTTTCGGAGCCTGGGCGGACGGGACCAAGCTCCAGAACAAGCTCGTGGACAAGCTCCTCTCGGCAGACCAACACCTGATTGTCACTCTCCGCTCCAAGGTCACTTACACTCCGGACAAGGACGAAAAGACCGGGAAGACGGTTGTCCGGAAGTTGGGAGTACAGCCCATCCAGAGGGACGGGTTGGAGTACGAGTTTGACGTCAAGAGCAACCTCCTCCTCCCGGACCACGTTTTGGTCATCGAGGAGACACGTTGCCCCGGGCTGGACGGCAAGATGTTCGAGAAGCCGGACGGGACAGAGATTGCCGCAATCCTCCTGGACTGGCTTTCCGGGGAGTCGAGGCCCGAGCCTACGCCGTGGTACAAGGACCCTGTGATGGTCAAGAAGTTTGAGGACAAGGCCAAGACGTCCCTTCCCGAGGCCCTCGGGAAGTTTGGCCTGACCTCTCCGGAGGAGTGGAAGGGGACCGCACAGGAGCTTCTTTCAGCGGTCACGGCAAAGGTCCCGGAAGGGAAGCACTGGGGAACCGTTGACGCCATCACGAAGGCCGTTGCGCTCGTGCTCGGGGAGCCGGTGGACCTTGCGGCCGCAGAACTCGGTGGGGTCATCGAGCAGTTTGAGGAGACTCCCGCTGACTTCATCCGGGACGTCTTGGACAGCAGAGGGTAGGAGTAAAGTCCCCGGGCCCGCGCCCGGGGACCATCCCACAGGAGGAGAGATGGACTCAACAGTTGAGGAGTTGCTGGACGCGCTGGCTGAAACAGAGGCCCTCCGGGACAAGCTCCGCCTTGAGAGAGCGGAGGCAGAGGAGATTGCGATGAGGCCGGTCCGGAAGGCTCTTGACGACATCGAGGCGGAGTACAAGCCCAATGAGGACCTTGCCAACGACACGATTGCCGACATCAAGAAAAGCATCGAGGCAGCGGTGTTGGCCGGGAAGTCCTCCAAGAAGGGCAAGCACAAGACGGCTGTGTACTTCTCCGGACGGGTGACCTGGGAGACCAAGCCCCTCGAGGGGCTTGCCGCCATCTACCCGGAGCTCAACAAGTTCAAGAAGGTCGGGGCACCGTATGTGGTGATTCAGAACGCCAAGGGAGGGGAATGATGGGAGAGCTCATCCGCTATGTATCAACCTGGGGAGGGAGGCCAATGAACCTCCTGGACCTGTTCATCCTCATCGCCGGGATGGTCGTTGGAATCGTTTTCTTGGACCTCCTCGTGGCCCTCATCGAAAGCATCAAGGGCCTTCTGTAATGAACTCTCCGAAAGAGCCCATCCCACAGGAGCTACTCGAGCGGGTCATCAATGCTCAAGTAGGCTCCGAGCTCACGCGGGCCCTCGAGGAGGTCAAGAGGTTCATCGCCCACCGGGACGGTCCTATGGTCAACCCGCTGTTCCTGCGGTTCTCAACAACGAAAGAGGTTGCCGAGTGCCTGGACCGGGTTCAAGCCGCTCTTGACGCCGGGTTGCTCCACGGAGCGGAGGGGCTGGCCGCGCTAGACTACAGGGACAAGCTCCTGTATGAGCTCGAGCGGAGACGGGAAAAGGCTGATTGGGAGGCCCTGATGGAGCGGCAAAAGAACTCCGGGACCGGTCCGGGAGCGGTCACGGTTGAGTGGAGGATGATGGATGACCAGTAGCCCAAAGATAGGGAGGCGGGGAGACGCAATCCTGTTCATTTGGGAAAGGGAAGGACTCGAGGCGGGGCTTGACTACTTCTATGAGGGCCACGGAGAGATAACTGCCGAGGTCACGGTCAAGAAAAACACGCCGCCGGACCCGGGCCTCCTACACTGTGCGAGGCTCAACCTGATGTCGTCACAGTCCCGGTCATCTCTAGGGAAAGCCCTCGGGAGCCGCTACAAGGAGATGGACTGGCCGAGCCTACTCGAGCAGATGTGCTACATCGCCGTCCAAGTCTACCGGGAAGGCGCACCGACCATAGACTTGAGGACGGTTGACCCGTATGAAAAACCGCGCTGGCTCCTGTATCCCTATGTGGAGACGGGAGGCCCCACCATCCTCTTTGCGGAGGGAGGGACGGGAAAGAGCACGTTGGCCCTGTGGATGGGAGTCAATGTTGCCCTCGGGTCCCGGGACCTCCGGGGAGGAGTCACGGAGAGCAAGCCGGTCCTGTACCTGGACTATGAGACAACGCCCGAGATTCACGCAGAGAGGTTCGGGGCCATCTGCGCCGGGTTGGGGGTTGAGAAGGAAGGAAGACCTCCGCTGTACTATCGAAAGATGATGACGTCCCTTCCTCAATCCGCCGCCATCATCCGGAAAGAGATTGACCGGCTGGGGGCCGGGTTGGTCATCGTGGACAGCCTGGGAGCCGCCGGGGACGGGCCTCCGGAGGAGGCGGCAACGGTCATCCCTCTTTTCACCGCCATCAACCGGCTCGAGGTCCCTACTCTGTGCGTCCACCACAAGCGGAAGGGGACCGGGAAAGAGAATGCCCGGGACAGGCTCTTTGGGTCCGTGTACTACGCCAACGCCGCCCGCATCGTTTGGGACTGTGAGGGAGTCGTTGACCCGGTTCTTGATAAGGTGACCCTCGGGCTCACCAACGTCAAAATCAACAACGGGAAGCCGCTCCCCAAACACGCCCTCGAGCTTCTGTATGTGAACAGGAATGACCGCCTCGAGAGCGTCACCATCAAGAAGGTGGACCTGATGAAGGTTGAGGACCTGGCTCGGAAGGCTCCTATGCGGGACCGTATCATTTCAGAGTTGTCGGGAGGGGCCAAGTCCATAGGGGAACTCGTTGAGAGCCTTGATGCGGAGGAGACAAGCGTAAAGGCAAGGATAACCGAGTTGCGCCGCCGGGGAGAGGTGGTGAACTTGGCAGACCACACGTGGGGCCTCGTGTCCCGAGAGGAGGAGTAGAATGGAATACCTGGTTATGAAGCGAGGAGCCCAGTTCGTTGCCACCGTCGCGCACACAAGCATCAACGCGGCCAAGGCGGAGGCCATTCGGTTGTGCAAAAAGGAGGGCAAACCGTTCGTTATCGCTATGCTCGTGGACGAGGTTCGCCCAGGTGACCCAGTGGTTACGTCCCTGCTCAACGACGATGACCCACCGGCCAATGATTGCTAAGTTAACCCTGGTCTTTTTCTTGGTTTGGCCACCCGTGGTCAAGTTCACCACGCACGTTCCCCTGGTGAGTGCTCCACCGGCGCCGGTGGTTGGTGACGCCACCTGGTATGGCATTAACTCCAAACCGTCAAGGTCACGAGATGGCAAGTGGTTCAACCCACTGGGAATGACGTGTGCGGTTGACGCTCGAAAGTGGGGAACCGAGGCCGGGGCCTGGTACCAGGTATGTCGCCCAAACCACTCCCAGTACGAAGGCTGTGTTGTGGTGCAGGTGACGGACACTGGGTACCTGGAGCAAGAAAAGGTACTGGTAGACCTTGCTCGGGGGGCCTTTAAGCTGTTGGCTCCACTGGGACAAGGACGTCAAAAGGTATACGTGAGGAGGATTAAGTGAACCTGCCGACATTGTGGTTAAAGTTCCTGTTCGTCTTGCTCGTGGCGGTGATTTGCCCGCCCATCGTGTTCGGGGTACTGGCTGCCGTGCTCGAGGCCGGTAAGCTGTGCGCCAAGGAAGTGAAGGCAGTTCTATGCGGCCCCACCTGGAAAGACCGTTCTATGGCCTTCTACCGGCTGTTGATTTTGGTCGTCGTGGTACCCTTCATTCTCCTGACCGTGGCGATGGTTCTCCGCGGGGCCGCTGCCATAGTGGGGAGCAAGGGATGAACACGGAAAGAAAGGTGTTTGTAGCCCTGGTACTGCTCGTGTTTGGTTCCCTGTTGCGGCTAGTCGTTGCTTGCACGGGGCCAGAGGTAACGCCAACAGAGGTCGCTCCTACAGCGACCGTGGCCACCTGTGACCCCCTGGGAACCCGTGTTGCTCAGATGGAGGCTACCGTTGTGGTTTGGGAGACGGTGATGCCGGAGGTGATGCAAACCGCCGCCGCTCTCTACGAGTGGTCACTGACTCCGACTCCGGGAGCCTGTCCGCCTACTCCAACGCCCGGAGGGGAGGGCTGTCCTCCTACTCCAACGCCCACTCCGGTCCTTTGCCAGCGGTGTCTCTCTGACGCCGATTGCGGGCCCGGGTTCATCTGTAAGGTCTGCGCGACTTGCTATCAGCTTTGCGTCCGGGTTATAAGTCCCAACGGGGACTGTAACAACTGCCTGAACGCCGGACCCATCAAATGAACTCAATCGCCAGCCTGTTCCTGGGCAACCCGGCTTGGCTCCGGGACACGCTCCAGTTAGCCTTCCTTGTGGGGATTGCGTTTGAGATTGGAAGGAACGTCCCGGGCCTTCTGTGGAGGGTCCTATCAACAATCGGAAGGGAGTTGGCTCGATGGATGACAAAGTGAAGAAGCTCCTCGTGGACGTCGATGGGGTCATAGGGGATATGATTGTCCCCATCCTCTATGACTTCAACAAGCGGACCGGAAGGAACGTCCTCAAGAGCAGCATCCACCGGTATGACTACAAGGACGGGGCAATTGACGTTCACGAGGAGGTCCTGCGGCTCCAAGCCCGTCCGGAGAATATGAGCCGTGTCCCGCTCGTTGACGGAGCGAAAGAGGCACTGGCGGCCCTCAAGAAGCTCTACGCCATCACCATCGTGACCGCAAGACCTCCGGAACTCGAGGCGGCAACTCGGTTCTGGCTGTTGAACCACGACATACGCCTACCGCTCGTGTTCAATCGCCGGAAGTGGGAGATGAGGGGGGACTTCCTGGTGGATGACTCTCCGAGCATCGCCCGAAAATGGGCTGAAACGGGCCGGACGGCACTTCTGTTCGCGCAACCGTGGAACTCCTCCGGGGACCTCCTCCTACACATCAGGAGGGTCCACGGATGGGCCGCTGTTAGAAGTTACCTCGAGAGGAGGGCTCAATGACCGACTGGATGAACTTGGCATACCTCCTGGGAACCGAGGAGGGAGGGAAGGAACTCCGAAGCGTCCTGACGGACCTCGGGGACTCGGACCGCCTCCTACACCAAATGGGATACGTCCTTTGGGAACTCCGGGAAGCAACTATGCCCTGGTTGAGAAGGGTTGCCCCGGGCAACATCGTCAAGCGACTTGACGACATCTTGAGCTCCGCCGTGAGGCAAGCCCGCCGCAATGAGGACTCCCTTGCCTCCAAGGACACCTACCTGGGGATGCTCCTCCGGAGCCTACCCGACAACCTGTTCTACGGGCACGTGGGGCCGTTGTTCATAGTCGACAAGGACCTTTCTGGCCGACACGTGGTAACGGGAAGGACGCCGGAGGAGGTCCTGGAAAAGGAGGAGGATAGCAATGATTGTTGATACACAGTACCTTTCGAGGTTCCGCCATCCCGGGACCAAGAGGGGAGTCCACTGGACTCCCATCGTCAACCACCACAACATTGACCTGTGGGCTGACCGGGCCTCGGAGATGGGGATGGGGTGGGCCCTCGTTATGGACAACGGGCAAGTGGGAGGGGACGGGAAGACCTCGAGCACGGACCTATGCGTGGCCCTCCTCCGCCGGGGAATCGAGCCGGTTGTCCGCGTCTACCGGGGAGAGCCCAACCCGGGGCTGTTGAGCGTGGACGAAAAGAGGGCAATCACGGCCCTCGTCAACCAAGGGGTTGAATACTTCTCTCTCAACTGCGAGCCCAACCTCCCGGTGGAGTGGAAGGCCGGGGAGTGGCAGAAGGGAGGCCGTCCCGAGTTGGTGATGGACGGGTGGGTCCGGGACGCCTTGTTTGTGTCGAGTGTCGGAGGGGTCCCGGGGTATCCTCCTCTTGCGCCCTGCTCACATCATCCGGAGTCCGGGTCCATACCCTGGAACATCAGGGCCATCAACTACCTCCGGAAGATGTACCCTGACGAGGTGAAACAACTCATCGCGCAGAGGTTGTTTGCCGCAACGCACGACTACTCCTCCAACCACTTTTACCGGACGGCTCAAGGGGTTTGGCACTTTGAGTACCCGTATGACCCGATAGCCATTGAGAAAAAGAGAGGGACCTTCCTTCAGGACGACAACAGCATCAACGGCTGGCGGGCCTTTGACCACCTGTTCTCCGAGGCTTTCGGGGTCCACATTCCCATCATCGGGACCGAGGGAGGGATTGTAGCCAAGGGAGGATTCTTTCAGGAGGATACAGACTATCCGGGGTATGACGACAACTCTATGGCCGAAGCGGTTGTGGCGATGTATGACTACATCGAGGAGGAGACGCCGCCCAACTACTTTGGCCTGTGCTCGTGGATACTCGTCAACCGGGAAAATGGGGGCCACGATGAGAACTGGGAGAAGGCCGCGTGGTACAAGCCCGGGAAGGTCCTTCCGGTAGTGAAGGCCCTCGTGGAGCATCAGCAGAAGCCTACTCCCAAGCCGACCAAGATTGACCCGGAAGGGGTGGCCTGGGACCTCCTCGGGATAGCCCGCAACCCCAAGGCCGCTCTGTACAGGACCGCCAAAGCCGCCAAGCTAGGAGCCCCGAGGACACCGGAGAGGGAGGTCATCATCGGTGACCGCACGTTCATCTTTCAGGTCTTCTCCCTTGGATACGCCTACTGCGAAAAGGGAGACTGGAACAACGTCTTGACCGGGAGCCTCCCTTGATACTCTGCGAGGTCTGCCACAAGAGGGAGGCCGTGGACCCGCACCACATCGTCCCGAAGGGCCGCACGAGCAAAAAGACCCGGGCTGTACGGGCCCCGTGGTGTGAGGACCGGCGCAACAAGGTCCTGCTTTGCCGGGAATGCCACAACAAAGCCCACACGCTCCCGGGGAGAGTCTGCCTGGTACACCTGATGGCGAAAGCCTACCCGAGTTGGAACTACAACGAGCCTCCCTGGGCGGAGTACCTGGCGATGGAGCCGGACCTGGATTGGTACTCGGAGCACCGAGGTAGCGAAAAAGTAACCAAAAAGTAACCATTTTGTTATTTACTTTCCCTCCGTTTCCTGCTATAATAGGGCCATAAGGGTTGAGCGGGGGACAAGC